AAAATAAACAATAATCTATCTATATCTAAAGATATAGATAGATCTTTCAACTTCGGTAAATCTAAACAACCTCAACAGAATCTATATAGTAAATGTGAATATCATATAAAGCAGTTTTCCAAAGATCCCGATGTTATAGAATACTTGCTTGATTTCTTAGCTTCAATGTCGCAGATGGGCAAGCTGAGAAGTGAGAAACAGTTCGTCAGCATACTCAATAAACTGGGCGAAATGGCACAGGATAGGGATAAGCAGATAACTATTATATCTTATAGTTTGGAAAAAGGCTACGCTACATTCTACGATTGTACGAAGGATACAAGACCGGGATCTCAGAGAAAGGCGCCGTCCACAGACATAGGCTATAGCACACCTCAGGCAGATAAGACTAACATGGAGGAAAACATAAAGAATGGAAGATACGAGAAATTCTGAATGCTGGTATATCAATACTTGCGAAGACGATTGTGGCAAGTGTATTGTATATCCGCAGATGAAGTGGCAGATGGAAAACAGCGGGTTGCCAAAAGCAAAGCAGAAGGCAATTCAGTTGTATATAACAGAAGCCAATCCGGGTGACAGAAATGCGTTTCTCAGACTGGCAGAGATCCGGAAGAACATAGTTGATTTCGTCCAGGCAGGTAAGAACCTTTATATATGTGGTGAACACAGCGGGAACGGAAAGACAAGCTGGGCAATAAAGATGCTTCATACATACTTCCATCACACAGCGGTTGGCAACTATGAGAATTTGAAGGGAATGTTCGTGTCCGTTCCAAAATTGTTATTGCAGCTGAAGGACTTTAGCAATCCCATTCCCGAGAGCTATAAGAAAAAACTGGAAACGGTTGATTTGGTTGTGTGGGATGATGTGGCGGTTAGCGGATTATCCCAGTACGACTATACCCAGCTATTTATGCTTATAGATATGCGTATGCTGGCAGAGAAGGCTAATATATTCACGTCGAATGTGGTTAAGGAAGAGACATTAGCAACGGAATATGGAAATCGTCTTACCAGTAGAATTTATCATGGAAGTGAAATTATAGAATTAACTGGAAAGGACATGAGATAATGGTAGCGCTGCAAATTCTTTGCAAGTGTATCGCATCAGGCGATATAGGTCTTATAGACAATAACCAATTAACGGAAGAATACTTTTCGGGGTACGAAGCGGAATATAATTACGTCGTAGATCACTATAAGCAGTATGGTAATGTACCGGACAGAGTTACATTTATAGCAAAGTTCCCGGATGACGACTTTGTAGATGTAACGGAAACAGACAAGTACCTTATAGACACCATTCGTGAGGAGCATTTGTTTGAAGTATCTGTTCCCGTAGTGCAGAAGATAGCTAAGCTATTGGAGACGGATGCTAACACAGCTGTTGAATATATGCTGGAGGCTACGAAACAACTTCAACCTAATTACGATCTTGGCGGAACAGACATTGTAGCTCAGGCAAAGACACGTTATAATGAATATATCGACCGTAAAAAGAAACAGAACGACTGGTTTTTTACAACAGGCTTTCCGGAATTGGATGACGTCATTCATGGCATTCAGAGAACAGAAGAGTTTCTTCTTATATACGCACGAACGAATCAGGGCAAATCGTGGGTACTGGAAAAGATCATATCACACGTTTGGCAGTTGGGTTTCGGTGTGGGGTATATAAGCGCTGAAATGACGCCCAGTAGCATAGGATATAGATTTGACACCTTGTATCAGCATTTTAGCAATAAGGGTCTTACGTGGGGTAAAGACGAGATAGATGATAAGAAATATGAAGAGTATATAGAGGAACTGGCTAAGAGTGAGCATCCCTTTATTGTTTCTACCCCAGCAGACTTCGATAGACGTATCACAGTCACTAAGCTGAAAAACTGGGTTAAGAAGTATAATCTTCAGGCGATAGCTATAGATGGTGTCAATTACCTTTCGGATGAACGTGGCAAGCGTGGCGACAACAAGACAACATCACTCACCAACATCAGTGAAGACCTGATGAACTTATCCATAGAGATGAAGATCCCAGTTCTTGCAGTTGTGCAGGCAAACAGATCCGGAGTAGTTCAGGGTGATTCAGATGATATGCCTGAATTGGACACAATACGTGACAGCGACGGTCTCAGCTTCAATGCAAGTAAGGTATTAGCATTAAGACAGAACAAGGACGGGGATCTGTTGTTACAGGTTAAGAAACAGAGAAACGGATTAGTGGGTAAGAAAATAGCGTACCACTGGAATCCCAATGAGGGCGAATTTATAAATATGCCCATGGAAGACGATTTCAAGGTACGACAGGACAGACCCAAACGCGAAGGCAAGCCTAAGAAGCAGGAGGCAAAGGAGGATGCGTTTTGATAATAAATGATAAGATATTCAACTGCGATCTGGAAGATGTTATAACAGAACTTCAGACACAGTTAGCACTCAATCATATACCGCTATTACAGAAAACACGAAACACTCCACAGGATATAATGGTGCAGTGCCCGTATCATGGAAACGGACAGGAACGGAAGCCTAGTGCAGGCATTAAGAAGGATACAGGAATATTTCATTGTTTTGCTTGCGGAGAAGCGCATGCACTTCCGGAAGTGATATCCTTTTGTTTCGGTTATCACGATGATATGTTTGGAAGTTTCGGTTGGAAGTGGCTGAATAAGAATTTTTCAAGTATAGAAGTGGAGGCGAGAAAAGGTATTGAGCTTAATTTTAGAAGGACTACTCAAAGTGGCGTTCGTAGTATTGCTAGTGATGGACATTCAATTGACGTGGTTGGAGAAGAAGAACTCGACAAATACAGATACACACACCCATACTGGAAAAAGAGGGGAATAACAGATGAAAGAATCATTGAGTTGTTTGATCTTGGATATGACCGAAGTACAGATTGTATTACATTCCCTATCAGAGATTTCAAAGGGAATGTGCTGTTCGTCGCACGACGTTCGGTTAAGACCAAGTTTTTTAATTACCCCACAGGAGCCAAAAAACCATTATACGGATTATATGAATACCTTACGGATGTACAAAAATCAGTGGATGAATTACGAACAAAACGTTGTGGTAAAAGTCATTTCTTAACAGTGGCAAACGAGGTGATTGTCTGTGAATCCATGTTGGATGCGTTGACAGCGTGGGAATACGGAAGATACGCAGTAGCTTTAAATGGACTGGGTAACGAACGTCAGTTTAAGGAATTACGGGAACTGCCTTGTAGAAAGCTAATACTGGCAACAGATAATGACGAAGCCGGGTTAAAGGCAAGAAAGAGGATCCGGGAAAAGGTACATAATAAGATAATAACAGAATACGCACTTCCGGAAGGCAAGAAGGATTTGAATGAGCTTACAGAAGAAGAGTTTAAAAATTTGGAAGAAATCTTTTAATTCGGGTATTGACGTATATGATTAAATGTGTTATATTATATTTACAGTAAACAGTAACACAACTCACACCACTCGAAAAACTCATAAAACTAGGAGGTATAGCTTATGTTATACGATGAATTCGTTCAGGGCACAGGATGTAAGCTTAACGACCATAACTACCAGGTCTATAAGAGATTAGAACTCATGTACATGGCGGATGATACCATTACAAAGGAAGAGATTTACGAATATGGCAAGAAGCTTGTAGATAACAGCAAGTCCGAAGCAGAGCTTGAGGTAGAGAGACAGGTTAAGGAACTTATAGATGGCTTCAAGGAACAGATTAAGTATTATCAGGGACTTATCGAAACAAAAGAGTTTTATCTTTCAGCAGAATCAGATCCTTACTGGACGGGCAGATATAAGAGCGATATCAAGTATTTCAAGCAGCAGATTAAGTATTACAGAGCACGTATCCGGGAACAGAAGCTTATACTGGGATAAGTCGAAACGGGCAGTAGCCCGTCTGCCAAAGATGGCAACTTTGGCACTGATGATGACAAGCCACTAACACAACTCAAAACAAGGAGGAAAACAAAATGAGGTACATTAACAAGCAGAATGGCAAGGTAGCAGAGGTAATCAAGCAGGACGACAAGGCAGCAACCTACAAGATCAGGTTTATCGCAGACGGCACTACAAAGGACATCTCGTATTCAACGTTCAAGAGATGGTACAAGAAGATCGATACTGTAGATCCCGAAGAGATCCCGGATGACCAGTACACAGCAGAGATCATGGCACAGAAGAAGGATCTCGGAATTGAGTGTCCTGAGATCAAGGAAGTAGAAGTTGTTTCCGAAGATGTTGCAGGCGATGGAACTCCGTTAGCAGAAGTAGGTAAGGAGATCGCAGAGCAGGCTAAGAAGAAGGCAGCGGCAGCAAAGAGAGAAAAGGCGGTCAGAGAGAAGAAGGCGCCTAAGGTAGATATCGCAGAGGCACAGGCTCCGGTAAGCAAGGCAATTACAGATCTGGGTCTTATTGTAAAGACATACGCAGGATCATCCCGTAACTTCACGGTAAAGAACGAAGCCGGCAAGACGGTATGTGAGGTTTACTTTGGTAGCAAGAAGTTCGCACTCATGGTACGTGCTAGCCAGGTTCCGGAAGGCTTCACGGCAGACAGGGTTAGAAATTGCCCCAGCTCACACGCATTCGACTTCGCTTATAGCGAGGTGGATAGATTCACAGACCTTTTAAACACTATCAAGGAGGAAAACTAACATGGCAAGATTCGCAGTTGATCAGGCAGACAAGTACGGTGGACAGGGTGGCGGTGGCTTCTTTGGCATCGCCGAGGACAAAGGTGTTAAGCAGGTACGCTTTATGTACAACACCGTCGATGATGTAGAGGGTATGTCAGTACATAAGGTTGCCGTCGGAGAGGAAGGTAAGGAACGTTATGTAAACTGCCTTCGTTCATACGACGATCCGCTGGATGTGTGTCCGTTCTGCAGAGAACACAAGCAGGCTCAGGCAAGACTGTTCATCCCGGTTTACAACATCGAAGAGGACGCTGTTCAGATATGGGATCGCGGTAAGACAATGTTTCAGAAGATGGCAAGTGTCTGCACACGTTACACCAACGATAAGAAGAATCTCGTAAACAACGTCTTCGAAGTAGAGCGTAACGGTAAGCCGAAGGACAAGAAGACCACTTATGAGATCTACTTCGTAAGTGAGGACGATACAGAGATCGAAGATTTACCGGACCTTCCCGAGATTCTTGGAGGATTTGTCCTGGACAAGACAGCGGAAGACATGGAGTATTATCTGGAAGAGGGCGATTTCCCTCCGACAGATGACGAAGAGGAGAAGCCTGAGGTAAGACGTAGAGACTCAGAGAGACCCAGCAGGGACAGAAATGCTGGAAGAGATACGGGAAGAAGAACTCCCGCAACTGCCCGTGGCAGACGCAACGAAGATAAGTTCTAATCATTGTTTTATCTCATATGTTCTGTGGTGGTGGAATAGGTAGACACGAATATAGCCATTGATAATAGATGCTAGTGCGCGAAAGATGTACAGGAGTTATCATGTAGGGTGCAAATCCCTACCCACAGAATATCTCGGTGGCGGAATAGGTAGACGCAGACAATCCCTATCAGATGGATGGATAAAGCGCGCATGTCGAGGGAGCGAGACAACCTTATGTAGGGTGCAAATCCCTACCCGAGATAATTAATTTAAGGAGTTAATGCTATGGCATTGTTTGATATACCTAAGAGGAATACTGGTAAGGCACAGGATAAGAAAGTTCTGTCAAGACAGAGAACTGGAGCCTCTCCGATAATAATAGCAAGCAAGTCAAGAAACAGCGGCACAGACCTCTTTGCTCGTATCAATCAAATCAAGGCCATGGTAGAAGCTAACCTTGGAAAGTATCGAGAGGAATATCAGGTCATTACAGATAAGGATATTCTTATCGACTACATAGACAAGTCTATAGCTAATCGCTATATCTCAATAGATACCGAGACAGACGGACTGGATCCGCTCCGAAATAAGTTAGCAGGTATCTGTATCAATTCACGTGAACTGAAAGGTTCATATATTCCCATCAATCATATCAGTTATATAACCGGTGTAAGAGCCGAGGGACAGCTGGACATGGAATTCGTCATAAGCCAGTTTCAGCGTCTTAGGGACATTGATATAGATATGTTCAATGCAAAGTTTGATATCCGGGAACTGCGTGCCAATGGTTGGAAGGAAGCCTATTGTACATGGGACGGATATCTTGCGGGCAGGATATTAAACGAGAATGAACCGCATGCAAACTTGAAGTTCCTTCACAATAAGTATTGCTTGAACGGAGAGGGAGATGCCTTTAGGTTTGACGATTTGTTCAAAGGTATTCCCTTTACCTATATCCCGTACAATGTGGGATTCTTGTATGCAGCACACGATCCGGTTATCACCACCGAGTTATGTGATTATCAGAGACAGTATCTCAGACCGGATTCAGACAGAGAAGATATTCGGAATATGTACTGGGTATTCAGGAACATCGAAATGCCTTGTGTATCAGTTGTATCTGATATGGAAGATACTGGGATACTGTTTGATGAGAATTATGCACACGAGTTATCAGTGAAGTATAATGCATTGCTTAAAGAGAAGGAGCAGGAGTTCTATAAAGCATGTGAGCCTTACGAAGATAAGATACATAAGTACAGACTTAAGCATCCGGACTGTAAATTGGATATGCCCATATCAATATCAAGTCCCACTCAGTTAGCAATACTGTTTTATGATATCCTTGATGTGGGAGTTATAGACAAGAAGAACCCTCGTGGCACAGGTGAGCCTATCTTAGCAAAGATAGATGATCCGGTGGCAAAGGCGGTATTGGAATACAGAGAAGTAGCTAAGCTACTTTCGACGTATATAGACAAGCTCCCGGATTGTGTTAATCCAAAAGATGGTAGAATACATTGTTCATTCAATCAGTATGGAGCTGACACGGGAAGAATGAGTAGTAGTGATCCCAACCTTCAGAACATTCCCTCACACAATAAGGACATCAGAAAGATGTTTGTAGCAAGTGACGGGTATGTACTTATGTCTTCAGACTTTTCCCAGCAGGAGCCGAAGTGCTTAGCAGCATTATGTCGCAAGGCAGGCGATGCTCAGATGTATGATACATTCATGGCAGGAAAGGATCTGTATTGTGAGATAGCAAGTAAGGCATTTAATAAACCTTATGACGAGTGCCGAGAGTTCAATCCCGATGGCAGTAAGAACAAAGAGGGAAAGGAACGCAGAACTCAGGCAAAGAGTATCTTGCTTGGTGTATTGTACGGAAGAGGTGAAGCCAGTATAGGTGAACAGCTTGGCTGCACAACAGAGAAGGCAAAGGCTATCAAGGAAAGCGTGTTCAAAGGATTCCCCGCTATACGACAGTTCGAGCAGGACAGTTTGGACATGGCATACGAACTGGGTTATGTAACAACGGTATGTGGTAGAAAGCGCAGACTTCCGGATCTACAGTTACCCGAATTTGAATTCAAGTGGAAAGACGGAGCTCCACCGGACGACGACTTGCTAGACTTTACTGGAATGAATGAGCCGATAGACGAAGAAGTTCCGGAAGAGATACAGGACAAGTATTTGAGGAAGTTACGTCACGCGAAGTTTGGTGAGAAGCGTAAGATATTTGATCAGGCTAACGAAGAAGGAATATGGATTGTAGATAATGGCGGTAAGATAGCGGATGCTACCAGACAATGCGTTAATTCCCGTATCCAGGGTAGCGCAGCAGATCTTACAAAGTTGGCTATGATAAAGCTCAATAATAATGAGGAACTCAAAAAACTGGGATTCAGGTTACTGGTTCCCGTGCATGATGAGGTAATAGCCGAGTGTCCTATTGAGAACGCTAAGCAATGTTCAAAGTTACTGGCAGAGACAATGAGCAAGGCCGCAGAGAGTATCTTGGAAATGCCAATCAAGTGTGACGTAGAAATTTCAAAAGCATGGTATGGGGAGACGATAGAGGTATGATACAGACATTTGTATATTGCACGGATACAGTTGAATTCATTCATCAGTATAAAGACGCTCCGGAAGAGGTAGCGTATTTGAGAAACCTGCACAGACATCTGGCTCACGTGAAGTGTCAGGTAGAGGTGTTTGATGACGATAGGGAAATTGAGTTTATAATGCTCAAGCATAAGGTAAGCGACTTCATGTATAAGCTCCAGCACACGGCTAATTGCTCTTGTGAGACGTTTGCTTATAAGTTGCTTACATTCTTACGAAGGGAATATGGAAATAACCGCGATATGTTCGTTACTGTTAGTGAGGACGGAGAGAACGGTTGTGAGATTATTTACAGAAAGGAGGAAAACAATGCTTAAGATCTGGAAGGGTCCCGAGATGGAGGGAACCAACATCGGAACGATGACGTTATTTGTCTGCAGTGATACGGAAACACCTATTAAGACACTGGTGTCTTTACTTGAGCAGAACAAAGACGTGAGGCGCGTTTACTTCGGCGGCGGTCGACATAGGTTTGCCGGGGTAGATGATTGGAAGGGATTATATGACTACTTGTTCAGGAATTCTATAGATATCATTATAGAAGTTCAGTATGACGAGTTGCCCGAGTTTATTAGCCGGTACGATACGCTTATTACCACCTTTATTTGCAGTGCGTACGACTTTCCATATACATATAATAACCTTCAGTTCAAGACGGACAATACAAAGGTGGTAACCGTGTACAATGCGGTGGCAAGAACATCACTGGATACACTGAAAGAAAATAATCTATTTACTTGCGACATCATGTTGTTTGAGGAGGAGTAACCATGTTATACTATTTACCGTTGGAACCCTACATCGAAAGATATACCTACTATATGTCTTGCGTGGATGGTTGGGCAGAGACAAATTTCAAAAAGTATGGAGTGCCGTTCACACGTATTGACGGTGACAGACTGGGACAGACAATTAAGGATGGAGTAGTCCTGGACGCTTGCGGCAGAAGCTATTACGCTATGTCGCAGATCATGAAGGTAGTTCAGCTTATCAACGAGGGTAAGATCAAGGATAAGGACACCATCTATGTAGAGGACTTTTGGCATCCTGGAATTGAGAGCTTGTTCTACATCAGACAGCTTAAGAACATGAAGTTCAAGATCGGTACATTCATCCATGCTCAGTCAGTTGACGACACAGACTTTGCGTGGAAGATGAGAGAGTGGATGCGTCCCATCGAGTCGGGATACGGCAACCAGTACGATTTCATCTTTACCTGCTCACATATCCTTCAGCAGCTGTGCATCGTAGGTGGCATTGCCCGTCCGGATAATATTTTCCATGTAGGATTGCCTTACAATAGCGAAAGACTTGTGGAGCAGATCACAGACGATGGTTGGACAAAACAGGAAAAGGACGGATCAGTTATTTTTGCCAGTAGGTTTGATGATGAGAAGGATCCTATGTTCTTTTTAGATCTGGTACAGAGATGTCCGGACATCCAGTTTAAGCTGGTTAATCCGAGAAAGGATAGACCTATTACGTCTAATCCTGAAGTGCTCAACAGACTTAGACTTATCGTGGGAACACCCAATTCAAACCTTACCATCGTAAATACGTTTGATAAGATCTCGTATTATACAGAGCTGTCAAAGGCAAGTGTTCTTATCAACTGCGCACATCAGGATTGGGTAAGCTGGACGTTACTGGAAGCAATTACGTTTGGCTGTAATCCTCTCTATCCCATCTGGAAGGATTTTGAATATGAGCTGAAGGGTAACCCGAAATATCTTTATGAGAAGCGCAACCTTAACGAGTGTGAACGTAAGCTGAGAAATCTTCTCCAGTGCGACTTCGTTCCGGGCGAGCTTGACTACATCGTAGAAAAGCATGATAACAGTTGGCATGAATACCTTAAGACTATGGGAGAATTATAATGGCATTCAATTTGTACTTTGCCGGACAGCAGGCAAAAGAAGTAGATGAGTACCTTCAGTCAAAGAGAGCATTACGTCTGTTCTCACAGGCTAACGAGCGCAAAGGCATCCAGGACTGGAAGCAAGGCGGATACGCAGATAGGTTGTTTATAGACAGCGGAGCGTTCTCAGTAGCGCATGCGGGAAAGACGGTAGATTTGGATATGTATATCCAGTATATCAATGACAATCCGGAGATCCCTATCTTCGTAGAACTGGATGTGATCCCGTTTCCTGTACTTAACGCACGGACAGCCAAAGAGTGCTGTGAAGCAAGTTGGCAGAATTATCTGTATATGAAGGAGCGCGTTACGTCACCTTGCTTCCTTTTACCGTTGTATCATTTCGGTGAACCTAAAGACGCTCTTAAGAGAATACTGAATACAGAGGTAGGCGGTAGGCTTCCCGAGTATATAGGAATAGGTGGTAGACATGGAGTATCTACTGAACTTCAGGACAGATACTTCCGGGAAATCTTCGCCGTTATACAGTCAAGCGATAATCCTAACGTAAAGGTCCATGCATTTGGAATGACGGTTATTAAGCTTCTGGAAAAGTTCCCGTTCTATAGTGCAGATTCAACCACATGGCTGCAACTGGGAATTAACGGCAATATCAATACCGCATCGTGTGGCATTGTAAATGTCAGCGAACGTAATAAGTTCGATAAGAACAATGCTAACGCATTCCCGGATCATCTTCGCGATAAACTGGAGGCGGAGTTAGCAAAATATGGTTATACTCTCGAGCAGGTGTCGACGGACTATAAAGCACGCTTGAAGTTTAACATTGATACGATGTACGACTGGGCACAGAATTATCAGTACAAAGGACCTAAGAGCTTCGTATCAAGTAAATTATTCTAGGAAGGAGGTTAATTGTTTAGTCCTACCAATTTCAAAAAACGAGGATAGTTGTTTATCCTTACCAACTAATCAAATGAAGGAGATTTAAGAAACATGAAAAAGACGCAACAGAATCTGTATCTACTCTACATGCTTTTTGGAGTAGCACTCGTAACCGCAAACGCAATGGCAACGAAGGTATTCGATATGGGCTTCGCCCTCTTCGGTAACGAAGTAACGCTTACCGTCGGTGTCATTTGTTATCCCGTAACATTCCTGGTAACAGATATTATCGGAGAGATATGGGGTAAAAAAGAATCATCCATAGCAGTCAAATATGGTTTCATTTGTCAGCTTGTTTCAACGCTGTTTATTATAATAGCAAGATATCTGCCGGCAGTTGATCCCGAGATGCAGAATCATTACGTGGCATTGCTTGGACAGAACTGGATCTTTGTAATTGCAAGCATGGTGGCATTCCTGTGTTCGCAGAGCTGGGACGTATTTGTATTCCATAAGATTAGAGATGCGTATATTAAGAAGCACGGATCTCGAGATGGCGGACGTTGGATTTGGAATAATGGCTCCACTATAGGCAGTCAGTTAATTGATAGCGTTATATATGTCATCATAGCATTTGGTTTTGGCTTTGGCTGGCTGTTCCAGTCGGAGATGCATGGAATGTTGGTGTCCATGATTTTTGGACAGTTTGTAATTAAAGCAATCTTAGCACTACTTGATACCCCTATTTTCTACTTGCTCACTCGCGAAAGGAAAGAAACTAATGAAGGATAATTTATTATCCACATTCCAGCTGGTTAATCAGGACAGGGTTATAAGCCCTATCCTGACAACCACTAGGGAATATGGCAACTGGTTTGAAGGTACGTTTGATAATTACACAGCCCAGATGGAATTGTATCTGCGGTCAAAGAAAAAGTCGGGAGAGACGGTTGTTGAATGGCATCCTGGAACACGTATTGGACATTGGTTTGATACAAATGCAGTTTCGTCAGATCAGTTGAAGTCTTGGTTTATATTACAGGATTCGCCAATGATGGACAGACTTGTTAGGTTAGACATGGCAGAGCCGAGAGACGCAGTGCCCATTTCGGTGAATGATAAGGAAGGACGCAGAATGATCCGTGTATATACGACAGAGCAGATCCAGTTGTATCTGCGTGCCGTATTGGATAAGAATTTTGATATCTCGAAATACGTGGGTATTCCTAAGCAGGTAAAGGTTCGGGACTGCGATATGAGTAAGCTCATTAGACCGCAGACAATAACAGGACGACGAAAATTATTTTAAGGAGGATATATAATGTCAAAATTTATCATCAAGACAGTGATACTTCAGGAAATGGTAAGTCGCGCTATTAAGGGCGCAGGACAGAACAAGCTGATTCCTATCACGTCACTCATGGCAATCGAGGTCAAGGAAGAGCATCTTACGTTACGCACAACGGACGCATCGAATACCTTGTATATTATGCACGACGTTCCGGGAGCGGAAGATTTTTACTGTGTTGTCCAAGCAGAGCAGTTTAGTAAACTCGTGGCTAAGATGACCAGTGAGAATATCATACTTGAGATCAGTGGTATGTCCCTTGCCGTAACGGGTAACGGAAACTATAAGATAGAACTTCCGCCTGATGAGAACGGTAATATGATACAGTATCCGGATCCGGTAGCGGAGGCAGCACTTGATGGACAGGCAACAGAAATCAGTCTGGCTACTATCAAGACAATCCTTAACACAAACAAGGCAGCACTTGCAGTTACGATGGAAGATCCCGTTTATACCGGCTACTATGTAGGCGACAGAGTTGTGTCTACAGACAGCTATAAGGTATGTGGTTTGGATGTTAAGCTGTTTGACGAGCCGGTACTTATGTTCCCGGAAACAATGGATCTGCTTAACGTAATGACTGAGGAAAAGATCAGCGTATTACAGAATGACGAAGTTATTGAGTTCTTCACCAAGGACTGCATCGTATTTGGTTATAAGATGGAAGGCATCGAGGACTTCGCTATCAATGAGATCGGCGCGTTACTGGACGAAGAGTTCAAGTGCAGCTGCAAGGTAGGTAAGCCGGATCTGTTAGCACTACTGGACAGAATTTCACTATTCGTAGGTGTATATGATGATCATGCTATTACACTCCTGTTTACAGATACAGGCATTAATGTATCCAGTAAGCAGTCAGACGGTGTTGAGATAATTCCGTATGTAAGCAGCAAGAATCCCGCATTTTACACCTGCCAGGTTGCCGTGGATGTGTTAATCCAACAGATCAAGGCTAATTCAGCGGATGTTATTGAATTACAGTATGGCAACGATCGTTCCATAAAGATTGTAGATGGCAATGTAACCCAGGTAATTGCATTATACCAGGAAGCGACAGAATAAGGAAAGTATTTATATACAGGAGTCATTTTATAATGGCTCCTGATTTTCTTTATATAGGGTATTGACGTACAAGATTAAATATGTTATATTATATTTACAAGTTACAGATGGCACTAATAACACTCGCAAAACTAGGAGGCAGATAAGATGATAGTTTATAACAAGATTACAAAGGACGAGCCCATTAACAACCAGATTAAGCGTTACGAGAAAACAGCAGAGAAGTGGAGACGCCAGATCAAGAATTACATGGATCGCGAAGAAGCAGGTTCACTGGATAAGGCTATGGCAGTGAAGCAGATCAACTTCTGTGTAGAGAAGCTTAACAGCGTGAATGCACAGTTAGAGCACTTAAGACAGTTCGCGGAGGTGTGAGATATGGCAAACGTTATCGCATTACAGAAGAATGTAGGTTGGAGTCATGTGCAGCTGGACGACATCACAAAAATGCAGAAGTCCTGGAATTGGCAGAATAAAGAATATAGAGTAGATGTGTTCTTTGGAACATTAAGGGACGGAAGCTTCACTCCTGTAGTCATTATGAATGTGTACGAGCAAGGAGCGGGAACAAAGCATGTTGTGGATGATAATTGCGATATATGGAAGAACTTCTTCACTTCTACAACAAAGGACGAAGGCAATGAGTATTTCAGATATCTACTTAAGCATAACTTCAGGGTGGTTAGATAAGGAGACATGAGACATGGCAAGAAAAACAAAGTCACAGAGATTTGCAGAAGCAATGGAGGAACTTGAACGTTTCAAGATCGAGTGGGCTATCGAGCATCCGGATGCGACTCCAGAGGAGTACATGGAAGCGATTAAAGAAAAGGCGGAGGAACTGGATCTATAATGGGCAGACATAATTACTGGACAGACGAAGAGATTATTAATTGGGCATCTCATTATGTGGCTAGTCCGTTCAATACAGTGCTAACAGTAGAGACGGATCTGGGTGTGTCACATAGCACTGTTTGGTGGTGCTTCGTGCATCGTCTTATTGACATTGACAAGCGCTTATACGATCGAGTTAGCGCGCAGCTTAATACTCATAGTGGAAGACGCATAAGGAGGATTCCTCAATGAATAAGCCTACAAGGTTTTATTCCAGTAAGCAGGAAAAGGCGGTAGCCCGGGTAGTTGGTGGAAAGCAGGTTGCCAATAGCGGAGCTACTACATTTGCAAAAGGGGACGTAACCTCAGATCAGTGGCTCATAGAGTGTAAGACAGCAACCACGGCAAAGGCTTCGTTTAGTATCCAGCGGGAATGGCTGATAAAGAATAAGGAAGAAGCATTTGCGATGGGTAAGGATTATAATGCGCTGTGTTTTGATTACGGTCCGGGAACTAACCGGTATTATATACTGGACGAGAAAACATTCAAGAAGGTGGCAAAGTTATTTAAGGAGGTGGACAGTGAATTATAAGGGGTACACAATCGAGCACGGTAAAGGCTATTACATTGTAACTGGTCCGGAAGGTACGTGGTCAGAGGATACAACGGGAGACGCAAAGGCAACCATAGATTCAATTGAAATAGAGGAAATAGAGGAGGAACATAATGCAGTCACTAGCGATTAAATATCGCCCTAAGTCGTTCGACGATGTAGTTGAGCAGAGTACGATAAAAGCTATCTTATGGGAACAGATAGATTCCCGAGAATTTCAGCACTGCTATTTATTTGTAGGCGGAGCGGGAACTGGAAAGACAACGTGTGCAAGAATCTTTGCTAACGAGATAAACGATGGGCAGGGTAGTCCCATAGAACTGGACGCTGCCAGCAATAACTCAGTAGACGATATGAGAGATCTTATCCAGCAGTCACAGACAAAGTCGCTGAATAGTGAGTATAAGGTATTCATTATAGACGAGTGTCACATGATTACAGTTCAGGGATGGAACGCAATACTGAAATTGATTGAAGAGCCTCCGGCAAAGAGTATCTTCATCTTCTGCACTACTAATCCTGAGCGTATTCCTCGAACTATATTATCAAGAGTTCAACGTTATGATTTTCAGCATATAAGTTTAGACGGTATAATTAATCGATTGGAGTATATTCTTCAACAGGAAAATTTTGTACTTGTGAAATAATATTTTATATTATATCATAAGTACAAAGGAGGTATTATAACATGAGTGAAGAATTATGGCGGGATATACCTGGATATGAAGGATTGTATCAAGTTAGTAGTTTTGGACGCGTTAAATCTTTAT